TAACTTATTACTTACTAAGCGACAATTAAGCGCCTGGTGAACCAAACATACCAAGTGGATCTGAGAATCCAAATGAATAACGTTCACGGGCTTTGTAACGAACGTTGCCTGTATCAAAGTCACCATCCATAGAGGTTGATAACGGTGTACGGACAAAGTGTTTCATGCCGTTAGGTACATCAGTTGTTAAGAAGTACGCGTCTGGATCTGTTAAATAATGGTTAACTGTGTAACCTTCTGGAATAGATCCGTTGTTTTTAATCGCGTTAATATCGTTATCAGCTGTGCCAACACGTAATTCAGTTTCGAGCAAACGAGTTGCAACGAATTGATTATTAGGTGGAACAATTAATTTACGAGGTTGTGCAGCGATTAAAAGACCACGCTCATCTGTCCAAGCAGCAATTTGAATAACAGCGTTTTCTAGTGCTGTTTCATTTAAGTCTGTTGGAGTTGCTTGCGTGTTGCTGTTTGTACCACCACTAACAAGTGGGTGATCTGTACTAAATAATGCTACGCCATCACCGCCAGCATTTGCGCCGCCAGTAAAGCCATTATTAAGAACTGCAGCAGCCTTAACTTGTTTTGTGTAAGACATAGCGCGAGCTAAAGCCTTTGTGTAACGAGCTGATAGTGTGTCATACAAGTTATCTTCTACAGCTTCTTCAGTTAAGCTGAAGCCAAGAGCGATAGTTTGATGATTGTATCGAGCAGTAAAAGCTTCTTGAGCATTGTCATACGCGATTGCTGAGCCTTCGTTTTTGACTGGTGCTGCTGAGAAACCTGAAAGTTTTGTTTCTTCTTCGAATGAACGTTCTGAAGTCTCTGTTTCGTAGATTTCTTTATGTTCTTCGCCGTAACGTTTATATTCTAAACCAAATAGTGCGTTTAGTCCTGGTAAGAGCTCTTTTAGGAGCTGTGCACGTGAAATAGCCATGTTTTATTCTCCTAGTTAAGCGGCAGCATTGCCAGTTGTTGATAAAAGTTGTGACAAGTTAAGTTTAACAATTGCTTCTACGAACGCATTTGAACCTGTCGCTGTGTCTGTAACAACATCTACAACTCTGAATGGGAAAGTTGCTGTAACAGCAGCTGAACCACCAAAAATAGATGAAGTTGCATTGCCAGTTGTATCATCAGGAGTGCCAACAATACCTGTAACGTTTGTGCCGACAATGTTTCTGCCTGCAGCGGTGATTGTTGAGTTATTACCTGTGATTGCAACTTTAAATACCGCAAATGGATCATCAACAACATAAGCGATAACGTTAGTTACGCCAGAAGCTGGTGCGTATTGCGCTTGAACTGTTTGACCAGTTGAGTTTGTGTATTGAACGCCTACTGCAACACCAAGAATGTTACCTTGTGTTAAATCAGAATCGCCTGATACTGTGCCGCCGATAGCTAAAACAACCGGTTGACCGTTATAAATTGCTTGACCAGATGTTACAGGGTACTGACGTGTAGCACCTGCATATGGTAAGCCGTCTAAACGGTTAATTGGTTTAAAGCCATACGGAGCAGATATGGTTGGATACGCCATAATTATCTCCTTTAAATATTTATATTAATTACCTTTACCAAAGGATGTCGTAGATTTCTTCTCTGAGAAAAGAGGCATACGTGCATCACTTTGTTTTAAAAAGTTGTTGTCAACTGCATCGGCTTGTTGTTTTGCTTGTGAAGCATAATGAGCCTTACGTTGTGCAACAAACTCTTCGGGGATCTTGCAAAGTAATAAGCCGCCAATTTCAATACCATCTTTAAAACGGCTGTTTTGGTCGACCATTAACTTCATTTCAGGGTGGTCCGCTAATTTAACGGGTTCCCATCCTTCACGCATTTTTGAAGAGACATTTAGATTATCAGCTTCGTTCATGACACTTGTACGAATCCAACGGTATGCCCAACCTGGTACCTTTTTAAATTCAGGTAATAGGGAGGCAGGTTTCCAGCTATCTGCACGTTGAAAATCATTTCTTGTATCTTGTTCTCGATCTAATCTTGTATTATCCATTTGTGTTCTCCAATTTTAAAGTTTCTCTTGCATATTGCTCCGGTGTTAGACCAAATTTTTTGGCTAACGCTACTTGTGTCTTCGTCAATCGTACTTTTTTAGGCGCGGTACTACGCGTTGCCGGGGCAACTACAGTCGAAGGTTTCGTGCGCTGGGCGGGTTGGTCCTCGTCTAGCGTTGCATCCCCAAAGTATTCTGGGAATCGTTTCTGCATCGTACTATCTATACGACGGTAATATTCGTCAGAGGTAGGACTGATCCCGCTTCTAACTAATTTTTCATGTACGCCTAATGCTAGGCTTGTCATTTCTTCATCTTTACCAAACCAGTCGTTATTATCTTGCCAAGCGACTGCTTTATTGTCTGGTTTAAAAGATTGATTTTGATTTTGTTGTATATATACAGGATTTTCAGGTTCCTGTAAAGCATTTTTAAATCTAGGCTCATACTGTTGAGCTTGAGATAAACGCATTTGAGCATCATTCATGCGTTGCTGAGCGTTAATAATTTGGTCAGTTTCACCCGCATTATACGCCTCACGATAATCTCGTTTAGCTAAATCTAATTGCTGTTCTAGCGAATTTTTAAGTGTTTCAATATAAGTCGATTCGCCAGAACTTAAAGTAGTTTTTAACTTTTTATTTTCTTCCGCAATTTGCTGGGCAAATTTAATTGCTTCTTGTCTTTCACGATCAGCGGATTCTTTAGCACGTCTTTCGTCATGCCAAACTTTTTTAAGCTGCGCCATACGTTGTTTAACACGTTCAGAATAATCTTCTAATGTGTCATTTTCTAGTTCTTCGACTTTTTCTTTGGGTAAAGGTTCTTTGCCTCTATCCGCAGCTGGGATATCATCTTCAATTTCTAAATCAAAGTCGTCTTGCCTTGCTTCTTTAATAGCAGCTTTTGTTGTTTCATTTGGCTCTATTGGTTTTGGTTCTAGATCAATTTCTTTTTCATCAGATACTTTACTACCTGGTATTTCGTCATCATCTGGATATTCAAAAACAATATCTCCATCTTTTACGTCAGCCATATATTACTCCTTATGCGCGAGTGTAGCCGCGAGGATCTGCAACAACCCCCTCAACTGTATCGTCGTTAATAATGCGGAATTCTCTTCCGTGGATTTTAAATCTTGTACCTGCGTATGCACGTGTCAAAACAAAATCACCCTCTTTACACCATGGACCCGTAGGAAATCTAACTTCATCTTTATAAGCTAGGTCACCTACTCTTACTACAAACAAAACTACGGTCGAATGTTCTTCTATAGTTCTAGTTGAATCTGCTTTTACAATACCGCCTTTATATGTTTCTGCCGCATCAGGAATTGCACAAAGTATCTTGTATCCTTTAGGCTCAGGTAATTGTAATCCACGTTCTTCAATTGGTATATCTTCTGCATCTACTGCGTCTAGCGTTGGAATATTAATTGGTCGACCACTTGCATCTACCAAATTCTTATTCATCGTAAGGATTTGCTCACTCATCTTCAAACGTCTCCATTCTTTGTGCGAGGTCTTTAATTAAACTTTCTGCTACGGATAAACCTCGAATATATCCGGTCATATTTTGGTACGAAGCAAAATCTTTTGCTGCTCCGTCTCCTAAATTATTTAAAACTGTTTTGCGCTGATCATCTATTCGAGACAATAATAGCTCTAGCGTTTGGTCCATGATTTATTACTCCTGTGGTTGTTGATTCCTTTTTTGGGCTTGTATTTGTTCCATCTGGGCACGGTATTGTAGTTGAGCTTGTTCTTTACGTATGTCTTGCTCGTTATTATCTTTAACTGCTTGAATACCTAATTTAGTTCCCTCAACAAATTGTTTAGCTTCAATGTCTTTATCTGATTTAACTGCTTGCGCACCCAACTGAGCACCAGCAATACGTTCTTGAGATTCAATACGCATCTTATCAAGTTCAAGTCTAGCTTGTTCTGCTTGAATATCTGCTTGAGTTTTTTGCTGTTTAATTTGTAGATCCTGTGCTTTAAGTTGTAACTCTTGTTGCTGCATTTGAATAATTGGATCTTGTTGCTGTTGTTGAGCTTGTTCTTGTTGAGCTTCAAAAGCAGACTTAGCAGCAAGTTTCTTAGCCGCTTCAGCCATAACTTTAGATAATTCAAACTCTATATCTTCTGGCAATGTTTCATCAGGTTTAGGTAGTGGTACACCTAATTGTTCTTCAAGTTGTTTTCTATATTCAAACGCTACGTGCTCATTAATGTGTGCCATAGCTGCAGCTTGAATTGCACCGGCTTGTGGATTCTGTCCTACCATTTGTAGAATCTTAGGATCTTGCATAGCTGTCATATGTACTTGAATATGTGCTTGATGGTCTTGATAAATAAATGCTTTAACAGGTTTACCATTAATAATATTCATATTTTCAGACACAGGATCTTTTGGTGTTTGATCGTCAGACGATGGAATAAGCTTGCTAATATTCTTAACACCAAGTACTTCTAACATTTGTTTATTAAGTTCTACTTGGTCATAAATTTGTGGATTAGCTTGTGCCATCTGCATAACTGCTTGATACTGAACAACTTTCTGTGACATCGTTGCAGCATTAGGATCACTTACTGGAATAACATCTACGTTATCATAGTCAGCTTGCTTAGCACGACGATCACCTACTTCAGGATCATAAGAATATTCTTCTGGCGTGTAATCACGAATAATGCCTTTAAGTAATTTAAACTCTTGTTTCATTGCATAGTAAATACGAGCTTGTACAGCTGACATTACTTTGAGAGTTCTTTCTAATATAGCAAGGGTTGTGCCCACGGGAGAGTTAGCACTCATGTCAGACACTTTCATATCTGCTGCTGAAGCAAAACGTCGTCCTTCTTCGATGATCTGATTCATCAATTGGTTAAGAACTTGTGAAGGCTCTTTATAAGGAAGCGGTAAAATGTTGTCACGCACTGCACCACTTGGTACATCTACGTCACGCCATTCACCTGGTGCAATCGGAGTATCATCGCCTTTAATGCGTAGACCACGAGACTTAAGACCACCTGGTAAATTAGCTAGTGTACCTGCATCAACTAACTGACGAAGTATCATCGTGCCAGATTTAGCAAAGGCGCCGATTAAATGAATTAAACCGAAGCAATAGAAACCAAAACCTGGAATATAACCATAGTGTACAAAGTGTTGACGTTTAGATTTTAACTTATCATCTGGATTCCAATTACGACGAATGGCTAAGATAGTGCCTGTACCTTTTTCAATAGTTACTACATAAGGTAATGCAATACCATCTTCACTATCACCATTTTCTAAATCTAAGTTAACATGTAATTCAAGAATTTT